AGAAGCAGCTTACTGGAGATATTGACTGGGATTTGGAAGCTATGAAGGGTTCGCAGTCAAGTTGGAAGGACGAATATCTTGTTATTTTATTTAGCATTCCTCTTATCCTCTGCTTTTGTGGGTCTTGGGGTAGAAACATAGTAGAACAGGGCTTCAGAGCCTTAGAAACGATGCCTGAGTGGTATCAGGTGACTTTAGGTTGTATTGTGGCTGCAAGCTTTGGTGTCCGTTCTGTGACCAAATTCTTTGGGCTACGAAAGAATGGGAAATAATTGGGAAAAACGTCGTGAGAATCTTCGTTTACATAGGGACTGGGATATTAGAAATTTTAGGAGAAATAATATGGCATTTAAATTATCACAAAGGTCGTTGGATAGACTGGATGGAGTACATCCTAAGCTTGTTGAGGTTGTTAAGAAAGCGATTGAGTATACTGATGTCGACTTTGGAGTAATATATGGTGTTCGTGATTTGGAAACTCAGAAGAAATTGTTTGATTCTGGCAAGTCACAGACTATGGCTAGCAAACATTTGATACAAGAAGATGGATATGCACACGCTGTTGACCTTATGGCTTATGATGGCAGTAATCCATCTTGGGATATTGTGGATTATGATAATATAGCTGATGCTATGCGAAAGGCGGCAAAAGAAGTTGGAGTTGATTTGGTTTGGGGTGCAGCTTGGCACAAGTTACTAACCATGTCACCAGATAGTGCAGAGGATTTGATGAATGACTACATCGACACAAGACGAAAAGAATCAAGACGTCCCTTCATTGATGGACCTCACTTCCAGCTCCACACCTAGTCAGTTAGCTTTTGACTTTGATGATTACGATGGGCCGCCAGAGTTGTGGCTTCTTCATCTATGGTTAACAACTGCTAATTAATTTTGAGTCTTTTGCATACAAGTGAACATCATCATAGCCTTCATCTATCCATTCATCGTATGCTCTCTTAGCATCTTCATAGTTAACGTAGTAGTCAGGTGTAGCACCAACCCAAACGATGTAGTTCCATTTGTAATCATGTGCTGAGAACTGATTTATTTTTCCCATAACTTTTTCCTTTCTATGTAAAGAGATATGATGTCCTCGAAGTTATCTGGCTTGCGAGGTGGTATTGTTGTGTAGATATTGTAGGCTTCAAAGCATCTATTCTCATTGTATACTTTTTCGCTGAGTGCTTGACATTCTCTTGCTGACTCGAGGTCGATGGTAAGCATGAGAATAACTGTGTGTGTCATTTTTGTAATCATATTCTGTGCTTTCTTTTTCTGCTAGGAGGTCAGGCAAGCAGAGCAGTATTAGACCCCCTAGCATGTTTTAGGACTTCTTTGGAGAAAGCACGTCCTAAAATGGAATATCATCTGATTCAAGTTCATTGTCAACAGATGATTGTTCTTGTTCAAGCTTTGGTGATAGCTTAAGAGATAGCATAGTGCCGTATGAGCCTTGCTTGACCCAAGCAGCAACTCGACTATTGTCAGATGGTAAATCAATCTGACCAGTAAACTGTGGTGCCATACCATTTTGGCTATCGTTCTCCCACATTCTACCAATCTTCAAGTAGATATCTCTGACAGTAGAACCATCTTTTGATGATGCTTTGACAACAGCAATTCTATTCTCATTGCCCTTGTCATTGAGTGTTCCAGTACCACTTAGCTCTTCACCATTCGGTTGAAAAACTGCACCAGTATTTGTGTTATCATATTCCATAGTTATCCTTTCTAATTACTTTTCTTGGTTTCTGAAATGTACCAGACTTGCTAGATTCATTGCCGTCATCATCTGTGCTTTCATCTGGCACTAAGTTAAGCAGCCGTTGTAAAATATATCGTGTCATGTAGGTAATGCCACTACCAATTTGTTGACTGCCTTTCTTAGTATCGTCTAAGCAAGTACACTCACTCTCGATGAATGTATCGCTTGGTATGTGTCGCAACTGTATATTGAGTATTGGTGAATTATGTTCATTCACTTTCATAGTACCAATGCAAATGATGTTTTGCTTTTGCAACTCTACTTCAATCATAGGTATGATATCTTTTACCTTCATATACTTGGCATTGAACATTGCATTGTTACCCTCAACTTTTACTTTCTTGAACTCACACTTCATAAGTGCTGTGTATATAGTTTCTTTTGTCATTTCTTTCCTCCATTCATTATGTCATAGGCAAGCTGAATTGCTTTCCTAAGTTTGATTGTACGTCTACCAGTCTTTGATACTGATATGACAAGATAGTCATTGAACATCTCGTACACATCATCAGTAACATGACTAAGCAATCTTTTCTTAGCTTCTTCATGCTTTTGTGCTTCTTCCATTGTTCTGATGTAATCATGTGTATCATTGGTGAACTCATTACTTGAACTCATACAACGCTGAACCTTTCTGTCGATTGGGATTGAGCTGACCTCTGGTGGGTCCTCAATCCCATCGTTAGTAGGTTTTACTTTTGGTACTACATGGTTGAGCCAAAACTTTTTGACCAGGGACATAATCTTTTCTGCATACAATTCATTGTACTCAATATGGGACTGATGATAATTACTACCATTCCCTTGAATGATTGATATGAATGCACCGCAGCAGTTGTATCTATTTCGTATTGGAATCATTTTCATTCTGTGTCTGTGCAAGTGCATATAGAATTGTACTTGTGGCATGTACCTTTCAATGACATCTTTGATAGATGTAAATGGATTGGTGTGTTTGCATTCAAGAATCCATTCTCTCTTGTCTTGATGCTGTGTAATCAAGCCATCAAGACTAGCACGACAAGGAACATGGTCTATCATATAGACTCCAAAAGTATGATTTGTATCTAGCTCAAAGTAATCATCGAGGTGATTGCTATGCTGCTTAAGAAACCAATCTACATTTAGTTGTTCTGTAGCAAGACCAATCTGTACTTGTAAATTATCTGATAGGTCATCAGGTTGTTTCTCTCCAATCTTCTCGAGGTAGAGATTTTCCCAATCACCATTTACTAATCTGACAACATCACTGCCGCCAATGAATGTAGTTCTATCCATGTGCTTTCTCCTTATTTATATGGACATTCTAGTTCCGACTGTGCAACCAGTCAACTACTATTTAGAAGTTTATTCTCAATAGTTTCTTGATAGTACAATCGGATTTCATACTGCTCTTTTATAAGCGAGTACAACTCAAAGTATGCTGGGAATATTTTGAATTTACGCATCGCAGTATTCAAAGCATAGTGCGTACAATCTGCTGGCATCTTGCCTAGCAAATCTTCATACGCATTTGTTTTCAGTTGAACCTCTTCCATTTTAGAATCAAATGGTTTGTGAAAAAGATACTTCCATTTCTCAAGACGATTCTTGATATCTTCTAGTTGCATTGGAACAAGATACTTATCTACTATCTCCAATGCTTCTTGAAGCGTAGGTCTTGGTATCTCCAATATGTTATCAATCATACGTCCTTTGAATCTGAATCCAAGTTCATCGAGTTCCCATACCAGCCTGAGGTTTGCTCTGACTGGTGATGCGAACGCAAGAAGATTTTGTCTTGCAGCTACTGGATTGAGGGATACAATATTATTTTTTGGCTGATTTTTTGTCATGCTCTGCGTACTCCTTTAGTTTTAGTTGTATATGTTTTTGTATAAGTTTCATTAACTCCGGTAATCGTGTTTCATTGAACTCAAGCAGCCGTTCAATTATTTTTTGTGCTTCCTTTTTAGGAATAGGCATTTTCATATCACAAGACAGCTCAAGTATTTGTTTGAGATTATCAACAATAGTAATATCAAACCCTGAGTGTTCTGCTATGTGATTAGCTTTGATGAATCCATACCATGCTTTGTTAGCTTGGTCTTGGATAAACCATAGCTGTTTGCCAGTACAAATTGGTGATGTATTTGATGTACCCATAACACCGAACATAAACTTTGATTGCTCTTTCGTGAGCTCTCGATGTTCGTTTATCATTTGGATATAAGAAATTAGTTGTTGTGTTACATTTGTCATATTGAACTCCTGTTGTTAATCAATGTTGTATTCATGCCGTATGAGATACGAAAAAACATTTTCCCACACTTCATCTTTTATAATGACGCAGTATCTGGGTGAACCCTTCTTGCGTTTACATACAGCAATATCTTTGTCTTCTAGTAAATTAAATACATTAGGGAATTGACTGCTATCTCTGTATTTGACTTCAACAATTAAGTCTTGACCAGCTACATTAACAGTCAAATCCCCTCTGTACTCACCACCTAAACTGCCCGATAGTGGTTGTTTCTTTGTACGAATACCTAAACTGTTAAATAATTTTAGAAACCACCTTTCGTGATAGCTTCCTTTTGCTTTATTTTTGCTAACCATGTGTCCTCCTCATAGCATTTGTGACAAATCAAACTGCTCTTATATAGAAAGACAACAAAGTATTGTGTTTGCTCACCACAAGCATCACACTTTTGCCATGCTCTTTGTTCTTCTCCTTTATTTTTTTTGAAGCGTGGCAAGCTGTTCAATAGCCTTTTCAATTTTGATAGCAGTTTCAAATCTTAATTCTGTTCCTTTTAGCTGTCGATAGTATGTTGTCTTTGATAATCCAGCCCAACTAAAAGCCTTGCGTAAGTCTACGTTCTGGTGTTCTGATAACTGCGTAAGCTGCTGAAGATAACTTTTCATAGTCAACATTATTACCATCTCGTTTTACAATTTGCAAATACATATTGACTAATTTGTTACCACTCTTGGTAATGTAATATCTTCTTGTTGTGCTTGGTGATTTTTGATTAGCATACAAGCTTCTCAATACAGCATTACAAGGCATTGATATTATTAATCCTAGTTTATGCTCGAGAGCTTGCAAGGTTGTTGATAATGTACCTTGTTTTATATCAGGCATTTGTTTTTGTAAGTGATGGGATAATACTATTCGTTGTTCTTTTTCCTTTATTAAAAAGTATAATCCTGATAATATTCTAATCTGGTTTTTAGTAATCATTATATATTCCTTCAAGTTATAACTGGGTGGCCTTGCGAGCCACCCATTTTTTTAGATATGAGTTTCTAACTTCTCATACATTTGTGTTGCAACATCTCGTAAGAAATCATCAAGAACTACCGAGTTCATTCCCAATGTTTCAACCATAGATTGTAACTCAGATACTTTCATATCGTCTAGCTTATCGTTGATAGTATCTTTGATTTTGTCATTGATTGCATTGCTCATTCTTACATTCCACCTTTTCTCTTGTTTTAAATTTTCTGGTAAGTCTTGGTATCTTATTTGTACTACCATTACTTTTCTCCATAGTGTTTATTGTGTTGAAGATTGATTGCATCTTCTTCAGCAGAATAATGTCGACCAGTTAGCTTTGATACATTTACATCTGGTAGATTTTCTTCATTACGCACATCATCTACAAAGTCAAAGCAATCTACAATACGTTCAATAGCATCAGCTACGTTCTGAAACTTCTGTCGATTCATGAAGACTGGGAATCGTGCTTCATCTTTTGCCATGTCACGATAGCGTTCATAGTCTTTGCGTAATACATCTTCAAGTCTTGCGACTCTTCCGTTTACTGCTGTGTAATCATTCTTGATTTCATTGGTCATGTTAGTGTCCTTCCTCGGCCCATTCGTGTGGGTCGTTACTGATATTTTCATAGTGTTCTCTTTCTTGCTTGAAGAAAGCTTTTGGTAATGGCAAGTCTTCACCACTATTAGCTAGGTTGAAGTCAGTAGTTAGTTTGTGTTCTCTTCTGAATCTTTCTTCTAGCCAATACTCTGCCCAGGTCATGTTGCCACTTTGCTTCATTGTAGTAACAATGTTCCAACCATTTTGTTTTAGGTTGAAGATATGAGCAGAGAGTCGCATAGACCCATAATACTTGAGTGCTTCTTTAGGTGAGATGCTGCCGAAGCTTTGAAGATGTTCAACAATCTTGTCTTGTTGACTGCTGAATCTATCATTGATTACATTTACTTTTGCATTTGTTCTATCCATTATTTACTCCTTATATATAATTATCTTGGATTGATTTTACTTCCCTATACTCTAACTCATACTTACCTTTGGGAAGGATTGCACACTTCAACAGTTGACGATTCAAATAAAATCGAAACTCTTTGTCACCATTACTATGATTGCGAACTGTTGTTACATGTGTAACGAAGTGATGACTGTTGCTTCTCGATGTGCCGACTCGAACTTCAACTTCACCAGTATTCTTTACGCCATAGCTTTTATCACTCTTGTAGATACAAGCCGTAACTTTATTCCAAATAGGATATTGTCTTCCGAACATTTGCTTTCTCCATGTTTAGTTTACTATAAATTATTATGCTCTGCAACTCGTAGGTAAATTAATACACTAGTTATTTACCTACATACTCACTCCACCATATTTATGACGATACTTTAGTTTGGTTCGTTCATAAATTCTTTTGATGTCTATGCAATATTCAATAGCAGTTGATAAACTATCAAAGTATCTGCGTGAACAATACTCATGTTCCCACTCAACAACTTTGTATCTACCCTTTGACGCTGAATAAATTTCAATGTTTCTATCTATGCGTAGACTTGCAACTTTCTTATCTTTGGTTGTATCCAAGATAAATAACTCTTCATCAATTTCCATTACTTCCTCCTATGATATCATTAGTAATACAGTTAAACCTGCGAATATAAATACGACTCCAACAATGTCTTCCCATGTGTTCATTGATTCCTCCACAGTATCCATTGAAAGAAAATCATTCCAACTGCGTAAGCTAGAATAAATCCAATTGTTAATTCAAAAATCATTGTGTTCTCCTATAAATTTACAGCGACTGAATCTCCACAAAAACTTGTGTAAGTTACAGCCACACAGTTTCTAATTTGAACTCCACTCTCTCGTCATTCCCCCCCCACCTTGAAGGGTCTGTGACGTTGTGCAGCTTGACCAAGTATGTATTTGTTTGCGTAGCAAACTAGTTAAACAAGCAAATTTACGTGCGACTAGCACGCAGATAACCGCGAAAAAATAATAAGCTGGCACAAAGTGTATGCCAGCGTTTGTTTTTTCGCGTCCCAAGTTGAGCAGTTTTACTTCATGCTCAGGAAGTAAGGCTGTCTAAACGACAACCTTTGTTGACTTCTGCTTGTTTGCTGTGTCAGGTCGCTGATTGATAAGCTTTCTTGGGTCGATATGATTATCAAGAGTTTTTGTGACCTTCTGGTTGATGCCAAGAGATGCCATTGCTTTTTCAATAGCAGTCTTTGTATCAGTAAGATTCTCAAGGTTTTGAGGTATGTACTGATGGCAAACTCTTTCTAGTTGTCCAAGCTTTTCAGTTGATTGTCCTGTATGTTCACAGTTCTCATACTCGTTCAACCATTCTGTTTGTTTCTTGTCCAAGTTTTCTTTTGTCTTGGTGATAGAGTAGTTGACATTTTCAAGTAGTTTGTTCGCTACGTATTCTCTTTGATATGTATCTTTGTAGAAATCAATGATTGTTCCGTAAGCTTTTTGTAGTTCAGTATTTGACATTTTATATTCCTTTCTGTTTTTGCTAAAATGTGACGGCAGAAGGGCATTGCCATAGGGCAAAGATACAAATGCTAATTTGTTCCGCGAGGAATTGCCGACAGGCAAGGGGAAATTAGTATTTGCCAAAGGGTATATCTTTGAACGGCAATGCAATTATGACTAGCATTTTACACAAAACAGAAAGAAGATAAGGCAAATACACTACAAAAAGTGTCGGAACTATCGTTAGTTAGTAGAGTCAGTAGTGTCAGTTTGTGAAATTAAGATATTGACAATGCTTACGAAAGTAAGCATAGAATTACAAGGAAAGGAAAGGCAATGAGTGAACTTACAGGTAACAAGCTTACTGCAAAGCAGAAGAAGCTAGTTGATACGTTAGTAGCAAAAGGATGTAGTATAAAAGATGCAAGTAAAGATGCTGGATATAGTGAAGGTGAAGCTGGCAGAGTTACTGCTAGCAAGACCTTGAAGCTACCACATGTGCAACAGTATATGATGAGTACGATAGCTGAGAATATAGGACTGAATGCTACGAAAGCACTACAGAGTATAGTGAAGCTAAGTAGCAATGCTAAATCAGAGTATGTGCAATTGGAAGCAAGTAAAGATTTACTGGATAGGGCTGGATACAAAGCAGTAGATAAGGTCATGCATAGTGTGGCAGGAAACATCAAAGTTAGCATAGACCTCACGTGAAAAGCTAGGGCAGTCTGCTGAACTAGTACTGTGACAAACACATGGGGGGTCAAAAACTAGTGTTTGGCACAAGCAAGGGATAGTACACTAACATTTATGGAGAAAAAAGCTCGATGAAAATATTTACTAACTTAAAGGGATTGATTATGCGTGTTGCTGTGTTAATGTCTAATATATTGAGAAGGAGAAAAAATGCCGAAAACTCCAGCTTGGACAAGGAAAGAAGGGAAGAATCCAAAGGGCGGCTTGAACGCAAAAGGTCGAGCAAGCTACAAGGGAGGAACTCTAAAAGCTCCAGTAAAGTCAGGGGACAACCCAAGAAGAGCAAGCTTTCTAGCAAGAATGGGGGGAATGCGAGGACCGGAAAGGGACTCAAAGGGCAGACCAACAAGACTTCTTCTCAGCCTAAGGGCGTGGGGAGCATCAAGCAAAGCCGACGCAAAACGAAAGGCAGC